TATATTAAGTTGGAAACTCCTACTAGAATGCGTTGTAAGAAGGTAGGTATTGTTCCTATTGAAGTTATTGTTAGAAATGTTGCTGCTGGTTCATTGTGTAGAGAAACTTATCTTCGTGAGGGTATAGCCCTTAATCCTCCTTTGGTTGAGTTTTATTTAAAGGATGATGATAAAGATGATCCACTTCTTACTATTGATAGGATGGAGCGTATGGGATATAATGAAATATTATATTCTCTTCTTATTTCTAATGCACTTAAAGTAAATGATGTATTGAAAGAGATTTTTTCTAATATGGATTTAGATTTAATTGATTTTAAATTAGAGTTTGGGAATGATCGTGAGAATGGTCATTTACTTCTTGCTGACGAATTGAGTCCTGATAGTATGAGATTGTGGAAGAAAGGAACTAGAGAGAGATTTGATAAGGATTTGTTTAGAAAGGAGGAGGGTAACATAGTAAATGCATATTGCTACATATTAAGTGAGTTAAGGAGATTGGATTAGTGGTCAACTCTTGGAGTCTCCTTTATGATGAATTAAATCTACAGAAACTTAGAAAAGAAATGAATTTTACAGTTTATTCTAAAGATGGATGTCCTTATTGCTCAAAGGTGGTGCAGGTTTTGCAGTTATCAGAGTTGAAACATGTAATTTATAAATTAGGTAGAGATTTTGATAGAGAGGGTTTCTATAGTCAGTTTGGTCAAGGATCTACCTTCCCTCAAGTGACATTAGACGGTACGAATTTAGGTGGATGTACTGAAACTGTTAAATATCTTAAAGAAAATAATCTGGTCTGATGAAAGACGATTTCGATTCTGTATATGATATGTTGGAGCATGCTATTGAGCATGCATTTCACGGTAAGATGCAACTTAAGTTTTATGAGTACTTAAAGTATCGTAAGACTAAGAAGGTGGAGATAGATGAATTTATTCAGAGTTCTACTGCTGTTGAGATAAGTGATATTGTATTACAATTGGAAGGATATATTAAAGGAGGGAAAGATTCGGATCATAAACAATTGAGAGAGGCTTATGGGCATATCCCTAAACCTCAAGCTAGAAAAATTAAGAATTACCTATATGGTATTCTTGCAGATGCATGGAAGTATTCACATGATAGGCGGCCTGGCCGCAGGAAGAAAGGGAAGTAGGGCGGCGGCAATCGGGTCGGGGGATTTGATTGTGTAAGTCCGCTTTTTATGTTATAATGTATAAATAGTTATCCCCCGACTAAAAGAATATGGATTGCTCTAAGTTAAATGAGGTGTTTAATATTGATGGGCCAGATTGGATTGAGGATGATGAGGATATTAGTATTTGGGAACGTCAAACCAGAGAGGAGCACTTAAAGAAGGCGAAAGAAAGATATGCGGATGGTGGATTAGAAAGGAGGAGAGCGTATAAGGAGAGAGATGGTGTAAGAGAAAGGATGAGGGAATGGGGTAGAGAATGGGAGATGAAGAATAAAGAGAGGAGAAATGAGAGGAGGAGAGAATTATACGCAGAGAAATACGCAGAGAATAAAGCATATAAAGAAAAGTTACAACAGCGTGCGAGGGAATACTATTGGAACAAGAAAATGGAGTTGAGGAAATCCCTCTAAATAATGAAGATACTGAGATCAACAGAGGGGTTGAACTAGTATTGAGAAATAAAAAAGGGGGGAAGAGAAAGCCTAAAACATTTGAGGTGAATTTTTGTATCTTTAAGAGGGAGATTACTTTATCTCTTGATATTATTAAGCAACCCACTACCTAGGAGAAAATGGAAGACACTACCGTTGTTCTGGCACTATCATCTGTGATAAGTTTTATGTGTTTGTTGGTAGGAGGTTTGATAGGTTGGATAGCCAGAGAGAATCACTATCAGAAGCCAGGTTTTATACATCCAGAGTTTCTTGATGAGCATGGTAATCTATTACCTGATGACATTTTGGCTGTAACTTTTGTAAATGATCCACCAGAAACAGAAGAGGATTGACTTTCTCTAATAAATAAGTTAAAATGATTTGAGATGAGGTAGATGCATGGGTAAGATGATGACCAGTAGTGGAACACTTTCCGAAGGCGAAGAGAGTGATGCCAATTATATGGGTACAGGAAAGAAGAAGCCAGGTAGACCTAAGAAGAGTGCTCCTCCTGAAAGGCTTCCTCCCAATCCTTTTATTCATGAGATTTTGGATCTAGTTAGTAAGCAGAGAAGCGTTACTAAGAAGGTAGAAGTACTTCAAGAACATAGATGTGATGCTCTTGTGTCAGTTCTTATTTGGAATTTTGATGAGACAGTTATATCCTTAGTTCCAGAAGGTGAGGTTCCTTATGAGAGAAATGAGGTTCCAGTAGGTACAGATCACACTTCTCTACGTAAAGAGTGGAAGAATCTTTATCACTTTGTACAAGGAGGGAATAACTCTTTGAGTACTATTAGAAGGGAGACAATGTTTATTCAGGTTCTAGAGGGTTTGCATCCCACTGAGGCTGATCTTCTGTGTCTAGTTAAGGATGGGTTGCTTGCATCCAAGTATAAGATTACTAGAGGTGTTGTTGAGACCGCTTATCCTGACATAGTGTGGGGTGGAAGAGGTGGCTAATGTCTGGGTTTAAAGGAGAGGCTCCAAAGGATAAGAAGGACAAGGAGTTTGCTCTCAATGTAAATTACAATGAGGTTGATAAACTGATTAAGGAATATAAGAGGATAAAAAAGGCGGAGAAGTCGAACCTTAATACAATCCAGAAGCTGGGTGGTAAGAAGACAGAGGCTGATAGGTTAGTGGACGAATATGGTATTGATGCTGAAGCTTTAGAATGAAACTAACACTTGATATATTCAATGACTTAACCAAGGCATTGAGGACTACCAATAAGAAGGGTGAAGAAATTTGGAAGGATGGTGCTGAAGTAAGAATAAATGTTGGAGGGACTTTTGTATCTGATAAGTTCATAAGTATAATCATTACTAATCCTCCCGAGGAAGTATGAACATTGCTATTATGTGCTCAGGAAATGGAAGCAATTTTGAAAATTTATTTCATAATCTTCCTCCCGAAGATGATATTATGGTGATGATTTATAATAAGAAGGGATGTGGGGCAGTTGAACGTGCTAATAGGTTGGGTGTCCCTGCTTGTTATATGGATAATAAAGATGAGTTAAGTATTATGGAATACTTTAGGGAGCTTAAGGTAGAGTTAGTGTGTCTTTGTGGGTGGATGAGAATAATATCTGATGAGTTGTTGAGGTTATACCCTATTATTAATGTCCATCCTTCTCTCCTGCCAAAATATAAGGGACTGAATGTGGTTCAAAGAGCTATGGATGCTGGTGAGGAGTATGCTGGAGCAACCGTTCATTGGGTCAATGAGTATTTGGATGGTGGTGAGATAATAAGACAGGGTAAAGTGAAGATTGATGGCACAGATAGTGTGGAAACCCTAACAGAAAAGATACATATAGTAGAATATAAAATATACTTGGAGGCAATACAAGATGTTAAGCAGCAACTATCGATTAACGTTGGTTGATATATGTGGTAGAATGATATCAGGACTACCAGTTACTCTGGATGAAAGAGTTTGGATGAATAAGTTGTGTGAGAAAAATATGAGTGCCAAGGAACTAGCTGGGGCTCTTACATGCCCAGATTTTGTAGGGGAAGAATTGTAAAGAAATGCGTGGAGTTGAAGACATCCCTTGACATATATATTATAGGATAGTAAAATATCTGTATCGTTCGTTACTCTTTTGAGTAATGCAAGGTAAGCCGACAGCAACGTTATCGTTGACTTATGTTATTTCCCTTACTTACACTCCTATCTACATCTCCTCCGGACTATAAGTTGCTTAATTGCATCCAATATGACTGGTTAGTAGATGGGGTTAGGATATCAACACTCCTATCAAGATCGGAGAAGTTGGACTTAATTGTTCTTTTAAAAGAGAGTACAGAGGAAGGGTGTTTTTAGGGAGAGATATATAAGCGGGAGCCGACTTATTGGAACGGGCTAAAATCCAAACCAGTAGGAGCAAACCAATGGCGAAAGTCACTTATCGTGGTGTCCAGTATGACACTCAAGAAACCAAATCCTGTCAAGTAGTTGAGAAGCCTCTCATCTATCGCGGGATTAGGCACACAGAAGAAAAAGTTGTGTGTGCTAAGTGAGACAGAAAGGGAGCTTTACAGCTCCTTTTTTTTGTAGTAAAATAAAAATAAAGCTGCTATGGAAAAGGATAAATTAAAACTAATCACTAGAAACTTAAGGTTACTTGTTGATGCTTTAGAGAGTGAGGTGTATTCTGATGTGAAGGCATACACTGAAGGGACACAATATCAGGCTCCTTTGGCTGATTATGATGAAGTATATGAGGATGACGATGGGTAGAAATGATTGGAGATATACTGAAGACCGCTTAGAATTGAGAGGTGAATGTCTAAATATACTATTAAAGAGATTTGGAAGCGCTCACATAGACAAGGTGGGTTATTCTACTCAAGACATATATGAATGTGTAGATGTCTGGGTATCTCAAGGCAACAAACAAACTAATGGTTTGGTTGCATTTTTTCTAGGATATTTTGTTAAGGATGAGATCGACAAAGAAGACAGCGAAGTACATCATTAAACACTCTGATTTATTTTCAGAGGGGGAGATGTTATATGCAAAGAGAGTGCTGCATCAAAAAAAAGTAATGAAGTTATTGAGGAAAATACAAAATGGATCAAGTAAAACTGATATCAGTGACCCCTGACGCTGAGAGGCTGATGGCGAAAATAGCGAGGGTTTCGAATCCGTCAAATCAAGATAATCCTAATGTATCAGGACTTCTGAAGTATTGTATTGAACATGGACACTGGAGTGTCTTTGAGCAAGCCTTTATGACTGTGGAAATTAAT